ATAATGTTTGTTTATTTAGAGAGTCCGCTTTTAGCGGACTTTTCTTTTTCTATATATTTATATACAAAAACACATTATGACAAGAAACGAAGCATTATATAACGCAAAATTAGCCGTATTAGCTTATTCTAAACAAGAAGAAATTAAGTGGGATGAATACGGATTGGAATTAGTTAAGTGGATTGAAAATAAAAAATCAGATACGCAAGGATTTGTAGCAACAAAAGGTAAAACTATATATGTAGTTTGGAGAGGTAGTGAATCAAAAAAGGATTTCCAAAACGATGCTTCAATTGATAAAGTACCATTTATAAACGAAGGTGAGAAAGTACATATTGGATTTAAAAGTTCATGGGAATCGGTATTAGATGATACATACAATGCAATTGATACTGCATTAGAAAATCTACAAGGTAAAGCTACGGATATTGTAGTTTGTGGACATAGTTTAGGTGGAGCAGTAGCAACATTGTATGCACATTCAATTAAGAAACACTATCCACATTATAACGTTAAATCAACAACTATTGGTAGTCCAAGAGTAGGTAATAAAGTATTTAAGGAAAATTACGATAATAGTGGTATAGATACTCTACGAATAGTACATAAAAATGATTTAGTAACTCATGTACCATATATTAGATTTCATCACGTAAACTATCAAATAAGATTAGATACAGATGGTAATATATTAAAAAAAGAATCATCATTAAAATCACTTTGGTTATATCTTAAAGCATTATTTTCAGGTAAAACTGTCAAAGACCATATGGGTGATGGGTATTTAAAAGCATTAGAAAACTGGACTAAATGAGCGAACAAAGTATAAAGGATATAATGCGGCAGGAGTATGTTAAATGTTTAACAGATCCTATCCACTTTATGCGCAAGTACTGTATGGTACAACACCCAACTAGGGGGCGTGTAAATTTTAACTTATATCCATTCCAAGAACAAGTATTAAAATTATGGTTAAAAAATGATTATACAATCATTAATAAATCACGTCAATTAGGTATATCAACATTAGCTGCTGGTTTTTCATTATGGACAATGTTGTTTCATAAAGATAAAACAGTATTATGTATTGCAACTAAACAATCAACAGCTGTGAATATGGTAGATAAGGTACAATTTATGTACCAACAATTACCAGCTTGGCTTAAAGGTAAAGATAAACCTGATTCAAATAACAAATTATCATTAAAATTATCTAATGGGTCCCAAATTGTAGCATCATCAGCTGCTTCAGATGCTGGTCGATCATATGCTGTATCATTACTACTAATTGATGAGGCTGCATTTATTGATGGGATTGATCGAATCTATACCGCAATTAAACCTACAATTTCATCTGGTGGTGGGTGTATAGCATTATCATCACCAAACGGTATTGGTAACTGGTTCCATAAAACTTGGGTTAGTGCTATTAATAATGAAAACTCATTTTTACCAATTAAATTACCTTGGGATGTGCATCCTGAACGTGATACTCAATGGTTTGAAAATGAAAAGGCTAATATGGGCCCCCAAGAAATTGCCCAAGAATATGAGTGTGACTTTTTAGCTTCTGGAAATAACGTTGTAACAAACGATATTTTAGAATACTATGAGCAAAATTATATTATGGATCCTGTCGAAAGACGTGGTATGAGTGGTGATTTTTGGATATGGGAATATCCAAATCCATCCGAAACATATATTGTGTGTGCTGACGTTGCCCGTGGTGATGGAAGTGACTACTCTGCTTTTCATATCATAGCAACTAAAGAATTCAGACAAGTAGCTGAATTTAAATCTAAAATCGGTACTCGTGAATTTGCAAATGCATTAGTTACAGCAGCAACTGAATATAATTCAGCATTATTAGTAGTTGAAAACGCAAATATTGGTTGGGATGTCCTAAACTCAATTGTTGAACGTGGATATCAAAATTTATATTATTTTATATCTAAAATGGAAAATGACCAGACAGTTCAAGGTATAACTAACTCGGGTAAAACACGTCCCTTATTTATTTCTAAATTAGAATCTACATTACGTGAGAAACAATTTGTGTTTCAATCTAAACGTATGTTAGAGGAATTAAGAACATTTATTTGGGAAAATGGTAAAGCACAAGCACAAGGGGGATATAATGATGACTTAACAATGGCATTATCATTTGGATTATATATTAGAGATACAGCATTAGTTTATCATCAAAATGGATTAGATATAACTAAAGCAGCATTAAATAATATCAATGTAGCATCATCAGGTATCAGTTCAGGAACTTATATAGATAATAACCCATGGCAGATGAAAGATAGCTATGGCAATACAGAATCATTAAATTGGCTCCTTTAAATTTCTTTGTTATGTTTGTATATTTATAACATATACTACATATTGAGTAACACAAAATAATATGGCAATAGATACTAGTCTTTTCGGACGACTAAGAAGGTTATTTTCCACTGATGTAATAATTAGAAATGTAGGAGGTAATCAATTACGTACGATTGATGTTGACCGACTACAGACTTACGGTAATATTCAAACCAATTCATTAATAGATAGATTCAATCGGATTCATGCCGGCAATTCAAAATTGTCGTATACTCCATTAATGAATTACCAAACATTACGTACTTCACTTTACACGGACTATGAAGCAATGGATACAGATGCTATCATTGCTTCAGCGTTAGATATCATAGCTGATGAAGCTACTCTAAAAAACGAGCAGGGTGAAGTATTACATATTAAATCTCCAAACGATAAAACACAACGTGTACTTTATAATTTATTTTATGAAGTTCTAAACGTAGAATTTAATCTATGGTCATGGATTAGAACAATGTGTAAATATGGTGATTTTTATCTACACTTAGACATTGCAGAAAAATTTGGTGTGTACAATGCACTCCCATTCTCTGTATATGATGTTCAACGTGAAGAAGGATCTAATCCAAATAATCCATCATATGTGCGTTTTAAGATTAATTTAAACCAATCATACGGATACGCTACAAACACAAATAAAGATGATTATTTTGAAAACTACGAAATAGCTCACTTTAGATTAATTTCAGACCCATCATATTTACCTTATGGCCGTTCATATCTTGAACCGGGTCGTAAAATATTCAAGCAATTAACTTTAATGGAAGATGCGATGTTAATACATCGTATTATGCGTGCTCCTGAAAAACGTATTTTCTATACAAACATTGGTAATATAGCTCCAAATGAAGTGGATGGATATATGGAAAAAATGAAGCAACGTATTAAGAAAGTTCCTTACGTTGATCCAACTACTGGCGATTATAACTTAAAGTATAATATGATGAATTTAACTGAAGATTTTTACCTTCCAGTTAGAGGAAATGATACAACTACTAAAATCGATACTTTAAAAGGATTAGAATATACAGCAATCGAAGACGTATCTTACTTACGTGATAAATTGTTTGCTGCACTACGCGTTCCGAAAGCATTCTTAGGATACGAAAAAGATTTAACTGGTAAAGCTACACTTGCGTCTGAAGATATTCGTTTTGCTCGTACAGTAGAACGTGTACAACGTATTGTTGTATCTGAATTAACTAAAATCGCTTTAGTTCACTTATACACTCAAGGATTTGATGATGCTGAATTAACGAATTTTGAATTATCGTTAACTACTCCATCTATCATTTATGAGCAAGAAAAAATTGCTCTATGGAAGGAAAAAGTTGAATTAGCTGGTAATATAATGGATAAATCATTATTACCAACTGATTGGATCTACCAAAACATATTCCACTTCTCAGAAGATCAATACGCTGAATATCGCAATCAAACGATTGAAGATAAGAAACGTTCATTCCGTATTTCACAAATCGAAAACGAAGGTAACGATCCAGTTGAATCTGGTACATCATTTGGTACGCCACATGATTTGGCTTCATTATATGGTAAAGGTCGTTACGGTGAGGTACCTATTGGATACGATGAAAAAGAAGCAGGACGTCCTGAAGAAAAAGTATCTGATTATGGAACACAAGATCACGCATTAGGTAAAGATCCTATTGGGTCGAAAG